TTAGTCGACGGCCTGGCCAACGTGGTCGGCGGGGCAACCAAGTTCCTCAACACGTTCCCCCAGATTGGTGGAGTGGTCGTTGCAGTGGGCGCCGCCTTCGTTGGCTTGGTGGCGATCGCTCCGTTTTTGGCCGGTTTTATTGCAGTGGCCAAAAGTTTGGGCGGGGCGTTGATTGCCATGAAGGTGGGCCTTGTGGCTCTGACCGGTCCCGTCGGCATTGCGATCGCGGGCATCGTGGGCATCGGCACCGCCTTGGTGGTCGCCTACCAGAAGGTCGACTGGTTTCGCGACGGAGTGAATGCAATCTGGAACGGCATTGGGCAGATGTTTCAAGGAGTAACGAAAACTTTGAGCGGGGTCTGGAAGGTGTTTACTGGCATTCTGATAGGGGATGCCAACCGCGCTAAGGATGGAGTTGTCCAGGCCTTTAGCGGACTGCGGCAGATTTTCGGCAGTATTTTCGGCAGTATCAAGCAAACCGCCATCTCAGCATTCCAAGGGATTGTGTCTTTTGTCCGCTCTGTGCCCGGAATGCTGGTGGACGTGGGGCGCGCCATCATCGACACCATCATCAACGGCATCAAGGCCAGGGCCAGCGCTTTGGTGGCAACGGTGCGCGCCACTTTCGCCGAGGTGCGTAAGCTGATGCCGTTCTCTGACGCCAAGGAAGGCCCCTTCAAGCACCTGACGGCAAGCGGTAAGTCCATCGTTGGCACTTTGGCGGAAGGGATCACGATTGGATCTCCAGTGTTGACTGCTGCCTTTACAAATGCGGCTGATCAAACCATGCGCGCATTCACAGGCCCCGTTCCCACTCCAGTGATGGCTGCCGCATCCCTTGGCGGTGGACGCACGGTCAACTTAAATCCGACGATCAATGTCAACGTGGGCGGCGCCAACGCCAATCCAGACGACATTGCGGACACCATGATGCGTGCTTTCCAAGCGATGCTCAGCGACGCAGAGGCCGAAGTACGTGCCTTCCTAAATGATTGACCATGGCAGCTGAAGTTTTAATGACCCTTGGCGAGTTTCAGTTCGCCATTAACACCGCCGCCCACAAGACACTGCAGCGCGACACCGCCTACCGCTGGGAGCGGCAGGACCGTCTGGGCCGTGAGCCCGCCATGCAGTTCATCGGCGCCGGCGAAGACAAGATCACTCTCGCGGGCACCATCTACCCCCAGTTCCGCGGAGGGCTGGGCCAGCTCGACACCATGCGCGAGATGGCAGGGGGGGGCGACCCGCTGCAGCTGGTGGATGGCCTGGGCCGCGTGCTGGGCCCCTACTGCCTCGCCCGCGTCACCGAGAGTCAAACTACTTACGTGGGTCCGGGCATCCCCCGCCGGGTGGACTTCAGCCTGGAGCTGCTTCGCTACGGTGAGGACCAGATCACGGGCAGCGGGTCCACGGTTGGCGGCTGGTTCGGATCCTTTTTCGGGCTGACGATTGCGTGATGGCACAAAACTATCTGACCCAGCAAAACGACGAGCTGGACGACATCTGCCACCGCTTCTACGGCTACAGCAGCGGATCGGTGGAGGTCGTGCTGGCCCTGGAAGCCAACCGCGAACTCGCTCTCGAACTGCCCATCCTGCGCGAAGGGCTGATCATCACCCTGCCGGACCTGGCGCCACAGTCGCCCACACCCAGGCCGAATCTGTGGAGCTGACATGAAGCCAGCGTTCCGCATCACCAGCTCGGGCAATGACATTACTGCCCAGCTGGCCGACAGACTGCTCGCCCTGCGAGTGCAGGACGAAGCGGGCCAGAAGTCCGACACTCTGGAGATCACCCTGGACGACCGCGGCCAGGCGCTGCCCCTGCCTGAGGAGAAGACCCAGCTCAAGGTCTGGATGGGCTACAACCACGATGGCAACAGCCCCCAGGAGATGGGCACTTACGTCATTGACGAGGTGGAGATCACCTCCCCGCCGGCCACGGTGAAGATCCGGGCTAAGGCCATGGAGATCAGCGGCAAGTTCAAAGAGCCCAAGACCCGCAGCTGGCACGAGCAAACAATCGGCCAGATTGCGGGTCAGATCGCTGGCGAGCACGGCCTAACGCCGCAGGTTCACCCCACCTACCAGAACCGTCTGATCGATCACATCGACCAGACCGAGGAGAGCGACGCTCACTTCCTCACCCGCTTGGCCAAGCTGCACGGGGCCACCAGCAAGCCCGCCGAGGGCATGCTGATCTTTATCCCTCAGGGGGCTGGGATCTCGGCTACCGGCCAGCAGCTGGAGCCGGCGCTGCTGGACCGCCAGGAGTGCCGCGACTACCGGGCCACTGTGAAAGACCGCGGGGCCTACAGCAAGGTGGTGACAAAATACACCGACAAGGAGACCGGCACAGAGAAGACCGTGGAGGCGCCAGTGCCTGCTGCTGGTGGTGGCTTCAACTTCTTGGCTGCGCTGTTCGGGCTGTCTGGCACTGCAAGCAGCACCAGTGGCACCGTCTACAAGGACCGGCGGCTGTTCGCCACCCGTGAGGAGGCCCTGGATGCAGCAACGGCCAGAGGCGTGCAGCTGGCCTCAGGCGTTGTCACCATTGATTTGACTTGCGACGGGCGACCTGACATCTTCGCCGAGCGGCCGATCACGCTGTCGGGCTTTCGCGATCCGCTAAACGCCACCTGGGTGATTCAGTCGGTTGCCCACCACTACTCGGGCAAGGGCTATTCCACCAAGATCACTTGCGGAAGCAGTGGCAAAGAAGCTGAAGCCACGGAAACGGCCTAGACATTGGTTTATAGAATCGACAGGTTGATCAGCTAAACCATGTCGGACGGAAAAGAAGTTTCACACTTAGAGATCTACAAATTATTGATCGAGGTCAAAACTACTCTCGACATGGCGTTGAAGCAGCGGGTCGAAGACAAAACCCGCGACGATGAGGAGAAGGCAGACATCTTCAAGCGGCTTGGGAGCCTGGAGACCAGGATGGCTCAAGTCGTGGTACTTGCGCTGTTCCTGTCGGTTGCGATTCCGATTACGGTTGAACTTGCCAGTGGGCGGCTCCTACACTTTGGGGATCCTCAAATCGAGCGGCAGCGGTGACAAAAAAGCCAATCGACGACCCAATCCCATACTTTGAGCACTGGAAGGGATTGCCACACCAGCGGGCGGCGGCTCAAGAGTTTTGGCGAGCGGTTCCCGCCAATTTGAAGCAGCGAGATGCTACGCACTTTGAGACCTGGAGGGCCGCCGGAAAGCAGGAACAGACGCGAACTTTAAGCAATCCGCTGCAAGCGCCCTACTTCAGTCAGCGAGATAGCGCCACCCGTCATGCACTGCGAATGTGCTTCAGCAGCTCCTGCGCCATGCTGCTGCAGACGTTAAAGCCAGGCACCTTGGCCGGCCCAAACGGAGACGACGCCTATCTGGGCCGCGTGCTGCGTTACGGGGACACCACCGACGTCAATGCCCAGATCAAGGCGCTGGCCAACTACGGAGTGCAGGCTGCTTTTACGCAAAGCGCAAATTGGGAGACAGTGAAACGCCAGATCGACATTGGGATTCCGGTGCCGCTGGGTTACTTGCATCATGGCCCAGTGATTAGCCCCCGCGGAGGTGGTCACTGGCTTTGCTGCATCGGGTACACAGACGATGCCTTAATGGTTCATGACCCATTTGGTGATTGCGACTTGGTTCACGGCGGGTTTGTCAACAACTGGGGAGCCCGGCTGCGCTACAGTCGCAAAAACTTTGGGCCTCGGTGGATGGTCGAAGGGTCTGATTCGGGTTGGGCAATAGTTGCTAACCTTTAACAAAACTTTTTGCTTGCCATGGACTTGACTGAAATTCTTTCTCACCCTGCTTTCTGGATCGTAGTGGCTGCCGGCTCTGAGCTTATTGCTCTGAGCTCGTTGAAAGGCAACAGCTGGGTTCAGTTGTTGTTTCAGGCGCTTTATTCCATAAAGCCGGGAAATCGTTGAACCGGCTAAAGGGGCCCCGAGTTTTTCATGCAACACTGACACCTAGTCTCGATGCTGAATTCGATTGCTACATGGTTAAGTAGGCTCGCATGGATTCCGACTCTGAGCCCATCTGCAGAGATAGCTCCCCCGCCGTTCCCGACGCCCCAGCCAACACCGCCGCAGCCCTCGGCGACTCCATCTCCATCCACGCCCCATGGCGCCGTGATTGACCGCGACGCAATGATCCGCCAGCTGCGCATTCACGAGGGGGAGCGGCTGAAGCCCTACCACTGCACCGCGGGCAAGCTGACCATCGGAGTGGGCCGCAACCTAGAGGACCGAGGCATCACCGCGGAGGAGTCGGCCTATCTGCTGGGCAACGACATTGATGGCTTTTACGTGGCGCTGCAAAAGGCGCTGCCCTGGGTGAACCAGCTGGACGAGGTACGCCAGCGGGTGCTGCTGGACATGGCCTTCAACCTGGGCATCCAGGGCCTGCTCACCTTCAAGAACACCCTCGCCACCATCAAGGCGGGCCACTACGAGAAGGCCGGACCCATGATGCTGCAAAGCAAGTGGGCCGAGCAGGTGGGCAGGCGGGCCGAGCGGTTGAGCACCATGATGGTCACCGGCAAGGATCCGCGCGAGCTATGGCCGCGCTGACCGGGCGCTTTGTGTTTCGTGTGGCTGGGGTGCCCCGCACCTGCCGCCACTGGGAAGACGTGCCTTTGGCATTCGAGGATGTCATCGCCTTCCAGCCGGACATCCCGCCACCACCTCACACCCCCGAGCAGCACGCTGAGATCCAACGCTGGGAGGCTAGGTTGCGGTGGTTACTGGAAGGAGCTGATGCCAGCCGCAACCCGAATCGGTGACCCAGACGTGCCGCACTGCTCCCCCATGGTGCGGGCGGTGGGCAGCCACGACGTGTTCGTGAATGGCAGGCCCTGGAGCCGCCAGGGCGACGTCAACACTCCCCACCTGCTGCCGGGCGATCCATGCCCCACCCACTCGGCACCCATTGCCATCGGCAGCCGCATGGTGTTCGTCAACGGCAAGGGCGGAGGGCGCGTGGGCGACAGGATCGCCAGCTGCACCTCCGTGGCGGTGGGCAGCCACGACGTGTTCGCGGGCTAAGCCGCCAGCAGCCTCCGCACAGTGGTGCGAGAGCAGCCGAGGCGATCGGCGATGGCTTGCTGAGTGAGGCCCTGGCGGCGCCATCGGCGTGCGCGCTGCTCGCGGCTTTCGCTGGCCCAGAGCAGGACAATGATCGGGAGCAGCAGCAGGGCGACGACCCAGGCGGTGATGCAGGTGATGGACATGCTTCTTCCGGCCAATGCCGGGCGAGGGGGTGGCGATCAGCAGCGGCGCGCTCGGCCTGCTGCTGATCGATGGGGGGTGCCGGGCCAACCGGCGCTGCAGCCTTATTCAGGGCGTGTTGGGCTCGTGATTTCGCGTCGTTTACTCGGTTCCGCGGCGGTTTAGTTTTGCGAGTGGACCGCTCCCCTCGTGGCCACACCCTACCGATCCAGAGCCGCACCGGGCGAGTGCATGTAACATCTCGATACATGCAAGCGGCGATCTCCGGCGTGCTCGGCGTCCTGCTAATGATCGGCACCTGGCACGCGATCTGGCTCTGTCGGTGATCACACCCCTTTGCCCCTGGCGTGAGTTCAAGCCATGGCTAATCTGGTCAGATCTGCCTGGGGAGTGCCCATGACTTGGCTAAATTTTGGGCTGCCACTCGAGGAGGAGCTGGAGGTCGAGAAGCAGGCCCGCACGATCCGCGACTGCCAAGACATCGACCGCCTGCGCGAGATCGCTGAGCAGTCGTTCCGCGCATGGGTGCAGCAGACCGACATCGTGCGCCAGCTGATCGGGCAGGTGGCCGAGGCCGAGGCACTGCTGATGCAGGCCGGCATCGGCGAGCCGGTGGAACAGCAGTACCTGGAATGGGCCCGCAGCCTTTATCCCGAAACCAACCGTTTAGGGCAGAGCTGAGATGTCTAATTCCATAGTAGTTATCGCAGGGCTCTGATCTCGGTGTTGAGACCCCAGCAGAACTGCAACAAAGCAGCTCGCTCCAGTGCCTGCTCAATGCTGGCGGAGATCCATGCCGACCCTGGGTCGGGGCACAGCAGCAGGGGGCAAGGCACCAGCTGCTCGGGGTCGTGGTGGGGAGCGGTGCTGATGAACTGGTGGTCGCGCATCAGGACGTAGCTCACGGCTTCACCCCGTCGACCATCAGCTGCTGGCAAGCTCGCTCGACGCCGGCGAGGCAATCGGCTCGGGTCATGTCGGTCAGCGAGCTGGTCAGGGCAAACCAGAACCCGGCACCGAGGCTTAGGCACAGGGCTGAAGAGGCAAGGAACGTCCGCATGGTAGGGGTGATCTAGGTGGATGGGAAGAGGCCCCGGTTTCCGGGGCCGGTGGTGCTCAGGCCAGGGCCTTGCCGAGGCGCTCCAGGCGCTCCAGGCGGATCAGCTTGTCGCAGGTCAGGCTGCCGATCAGACCGATCAGCAGGCCCGGCTCCATGCCGGCAGCCTGGACGGCCAGCTTGCCCCAGGCTTCGCAGGGGATGACGTGCTGCATGTCGCCACGCTTAATGGTGATCTCGAACCGGGCGCGTGTGGCGCCGCTGGGGAACTCGATGAGCTCCACTTCGCTGTTGCGGCCCACCAGGGTGAGGCTGTTGATGGTTGCCATGTCAGGCTCCGGGGTAGTGGCGGTCGCCCGCCGGTGACCTCAGTATCCTCCCCAGCGTCTCCACAGGGCAAGCAGCTCGTTACATTTAGACACACTGGCCGACGCCTTAGCATCGGGCCAGCGACCGGCTGCTGATGCAGGCACGCATCGATGGAACAGAGTTCGTCCCTGCCCGCACCGCCCGCCACCGATTCCGGCAGTCGATTTTTGAAGCCTGGGCCCACCGCTGTGCATACTGCGGTCACCCTGCGGCCAGCCTTGACCACGTGCACCCCAAGGCAAAGGGCGGCCTGACCGTGCCACGAAACCTGGTGCCGGCCTGTCTAAGCTGCAACCGTCGCAAGGGCCACCGCGAGGTGTTCAGCTGGTGGCGGGAGCAGCCCCACTGGTCAGAGCTGGGCCAATCTCGGCTGATCGACTGGGTGCGTGGTCAGGCCACTGCATAAAGGTGGCATTCGCGCGCAAAACTAATGCCTTCATCTTTTGGATCTGGAAAGCCGAAAGAGCAGCCTTTCCCACCATGCATCCAATGGATGCAGGTGTAACAAGTCATTTTGACCTTTCTAGGCTTGGCGTCGTTGCCTCTTGTGGGTTTTTGGCCGTCGTAGATCGTCCAACGATGGCCGCAATTTTTGCAAAAATGACGGCGGCGCCGGCTTCCGTTTTTGCATGAACGCACCTCAAGAACTTTGGCTTGAATGCTCATGCAGTCAGGGCAATTCATATCAAAAGCCCTGGACCTGCCAGGGCAGTGCAGGAAAAACTTAGGTGGAAAAATGCCGGGCCTCCGATACCTCATTGTGCGGTGAGCCTGCTACCCCTAACAGGGTCACAGAGGTGCTCGCCCTTACAGGTAGAGCCGACCCGGTTGTGGCGTGCGAGCACTATAGACCTGCTCACGAACACTAAGCATGCGGTTTTCTGGTGTCAGGCAAGCTCTTCCAATAGATTTCGCTCTCGCTCAGCTCTTCAATGCGCTTCTCCAGCTGTTGAACGCGCTGCTCCAGTTGTCGAATCTCCAAGTCCTTTGCCTCGTTTTCATTGCGGAGACGCTTTGTCTCCTGACCCTTGGGCGTCATATCAGGCTTCGGTGTTCTAGGTCCTTGACCTGAAGCTCCACGCTGAACGTGGCCTTCATCAAGCCTGATTTGTTTTCCGGGGTTGCTCGTCATGGTTTGCCGTCCTTGTAATAAAGTCATGAGTTTTTCCTCCTTGAGTTTGGGTTGATTACTTAAAGCCATTGGTCCCGCCCCAGACGATTAGGACTAAACCAATTCAGTCGGCTTTCCATCTGGATGGTGAAAGATAACGTCGAGTTTTTTCATCGATTAAGAAACCAGTGGATTAAAAGGCCAAGTATCAATCCGTAAAAGAAAAGCATTGCTATGACTTCGCCAGAAGTGATACGTCTTTCAGTCATGACGTTGAGAGTTTCTGGGCGGAGGCCCTGAAGGCCGGCTGAAGTTCTCGTGGCTGACTTGGCGGCGCCAGTCTTCTTGAGTTTTGCGGTCAAGCCGCCGAAGATGCCTCCAACCCCTTCGCAGGTCCTGTGCCAGCCCTTGACCAAATCCAATGCTGAAGCCGAACGCGATGACAGTGAGGAACGCGGCGGCTAATTTAGTGTGTTCAGTCATGATTAATCAATTGATAATTGGCAAACTTTAATTTTCAGACGTAAGGCTGGTGTCGTGGATAAACTGTGATGTTGGTAAAATAGACCTTAAATAGGATCTTGCCTGGTCGTCATTCTCATAGAAATGAGAACGCGCTTCATCACCTAAGAGCAGCCACCCAGCCGTTTCAGTGTCATGATTCTCCTCTAGTTCTTTGCCGTGAGGGTGCAGAGCGACTGCCCAGCCTGCAATGCAATGCGCGGTCTCGCATTTGTGCCAATACGACATACACAGAGAATCTTCAGTTGCCAAAGCATTCACTGCAACCATTTGCAGCAAAGAACGCTGCCCGAACGAATAATCATGCTTGGCGCCGCTGAGAGTGGCGCCGGTGAAATTGGCGTCGCTGAGATCAACGTTGCGAAAATCAGCGCCGACAAGACTGGCGTATCTGAGATTGGCGTAGGCGAGATCAGCGCCGCTGAGATCAGCGTTTCGAAGATCAGCGTTTCGAAGATCAGCGCCTGGTTCGATTTTGTAGCCGTTTACGATTTCAGCCATCAATTGTTCTCCTGAGTTGTGATTGGTGCTTCCTTGATGAGCTTCAGCAGCGTGTTTCGCTGTCTCCGTGGCGCAAGGATGGGGTCGCCGCCGGCTAGTGCGGTGGCTTGGCGAGCGCGGATGACATAAGCGGCGTAGGCGGCGGCAGCGGTGGCATCGGCGATCGCCTCGGCTGCTCTCGCACCGTAGACAGCGGAGGTGGTGGCGGAGGCGTAGGCGGAGGCGGCGCAGCCGGCGTAGGCGGCTGCGGAGGTGGTGGTGCGGGCGGAGGCGGAGGTGGTGGCGGCGGCGTAGGCGGCAGAAGCTTTTGACGCAGCTTCAGCATCTTCTTCAGGCCATTCCTTACCCTGTGCAAGCAGGTCAATCCCGTCGATGACAGGGGCGATAACTGCTTGAACCTCTGGTGTTGCTGGTGGCAGCGAACGCAGTTCCGCAGCAAGAAATTGCCATCCAACGAGGCTCAGATCTTTCCCATCGCACTCAATCGCACTTGGCAATGCAGCGAAGAAGCTGGCCGCTTCGCCCGGGGGTAGCCCTTCAAAAATTGATACAGCGATGCGAGACACCGCTTTAGGAATTCCGTACTCCCGCTCAATGAACTCAGGATCGTTTTCCCCGCCAGCAAGACACCCGATAAAACCTGTCTTGTAGCTTCCCTGCGCAACCTGATCAGCTTCAACGTGACGCTGAACCTTAGCTTGTAGCTTTGTGAAATTCCTGGTCAGCATCAATTGTTCTCCTCAGCATTTAGATCGTCTGGTGAACAGAGAAATGCAGGCATAAGACTCGGGGCAGGTGAAGGGCATCGCTGCCCATGACCGCAAGATAAAACAAGGCCGCACCCGTGAGCGCGGCCTTGTTACATTCCGTTACATCAGAACGGGGTCAGGTTATCAGCGGATGCTCCAGCTCCTCCGCTCCACCAGATCGGCGCCATCCACAACTTCACCGGCCTGCAGCGCAACCTTGAGTGCAGTCTTGTCAGCGCTGTAAGTCGTATTGACCCGCTGAAACAGCGGCGGCAGTGCCTGCGCATCTACGACCACTTCAACTGCAATCGATCGCCGGCTGGTGATCTTGTGCTCTGGCAGCGTCCAGCTGGTGGCTTCGCAGTCGAGCTTTTGCAGCACGCTGATCAGCCGGTCCTGCAGCCCATTAGCCTGGCGTTCAGTGGCCTTGGCCAGTTCCGCCAGCCGCTTGGCATGCTCCGCCTGCGCGGCCGACTGGGCCCGCAGTTGATCGATCACCCAACACCACGCATCCGCCTTGCGCTCGAACGACTGGCGCGTGTCGCTTTCAGCATCGATTAGCTGCTCAAGTGCCGCCACTGCAGCAGCCACTTCCGTCGGGTCATCGCTGAACAGCAGTTCAGACGCTTCATTAATCTGTCGTTGAATGCTCAGCGCGTCGCCGGCCAGTGCAAACAGAGATGTGGTCATTGGTTTATGAAAGGGATGGATGGTCAGTGCCGAGCACCTGCGCCACCGTCCAGGCGCCATAGCCTTTTGGTGGATCCGCCCAATCGAGCGCAGCAGGATGCAGCGTCAGCAGATGGCGCAGTGCTCCGCAGTTCTCGTCGTTGCCATTGGCCGACAGCACAACATGGCACCATGCGGTGTGACCAATAAAGCGGCGCCTAAGTGTTGCAATCTGATTAGCCGGATAGAACACCTCCTGAGTGTCACCGGGCCAGACCATCACGTTGCAGGCACCCTCCAGTCGGATGCCGTAGTTTTCATGCGCCAGCTGCTCGTAGCCGGCCAGTTGCAGCGGCCACGCTGCGTCTGGCTTTGCTTTCTCCTCGCTCACCTTTGACTTCCAGTCCACGGTGAGCCAGCGGCCGGCCACCTTGGCGATCAGATCCGGCGTGCCGGTGAAGAACAGATACCGGCTGGCCATCGCTTGTTCGCAGGCGATCACCTGCTCAATCTGCGGCAAGAACTGCTGCCGCCAAGCGGCCAGCAGCAGCAGCGATTCCGCAAACCGCACCGGCGGTGCAGCGATCCCTAGCAGCTCTTGGCGAATCAGCGCATGCAGCTCGGTGCCGATTTCAGCGCGGCCATTGCAGTGGAGCTCCATGTAGAGCTCCGCTTCATCCGGCCGCAGCCCGTCTTTATTGATTAGCTTGCGGCGCCAGTACACAGGGTCAAAACCCTTGGCACCTGAGATGCCAAGCACTTGTGAGCAGCTAGGCGGCTGCATCCATCGGCCGCGGCGGCTGCTCCACACCCAGTAGCGATGCGACGGTTCATCAAACCGGATGCCTTGCTGTTGTGGCAGCAAGTTCAGAGCAGGCCGCGGCGGTTGCAATCAGGCCCCCCATGCGCCAGGGGCTGGAGCACCCCATGCAGGCGCAGCAGGAGCCGGAGCAATTGCAGGCGGTGGAAGTTGCACAGGCTGCTGCGGTGCAGCTTGCGCCGGTGCGCCATAGCCAGCAGGCGCAGCAGGCTGGCCGATTGGGCTAGGTGTTGGAGCAGCTGGTGCTCCCCACGCCTGCTGCCCGGCGCCTTGCGGTGCCTTTTGCGCCAGATAGGCTTGGCGCTCTGCTGGCGTCTCGATCTGACCGTTCAACACCGGGCCATTGTTCTCGCCGGTGCCGCGCCACATCGACACGCGCAGCTTAAAGAACTGCTCACCGCTGCGCTGGTTCACCTCAAGGCCCTGGCCGGCCTGCATCAGCTGACTGAGCTCCCACACCAGCTGCGCGGGAAGCTCCACGCTGCCATTGAGAATCGGGGCCTTGGGATTTTGAGAAGTCTGCGTAGTCCACAGACAAACACGAGCACTTTTCATGGTCAGATGTAAGGAGTTGGAGTGGTAGCTGGAGGTTTTGTCGCCAGCCAAGTCGGAGGAGCTTGAGCAGCTGCTGGCAGCGGAGCGACCGGCATTGGCGGCGGCGGAGCAACCGCGGCCGGGGGATGCTGCTGCAGGTTGCCGAACAATGAGCAGCGCGGATCAGCAGAAGCTGATGGTACGGCTTGCGGAGACATCAACGCGGATTGGTCGTCGTCATCAACACCGCAGACCGCCAAAAGCTGCTGCAAGTTGATTCGCAATCCGTACGTGGCTGCAGCTGCGACACGTTGCGCATTGTTCGGGTCCCCAACCGGGAACTGACTTAACCGCCAGCCTCCGCTGCTGTGCTGCAACGTGGTCTGACAGACAAAGCCACCAGCAGCTTGCATCAAGCGCAAGCTGCTGGTGATCAGCACACCCTGCGCCATCAGCGCGGGGCGCACGGCCTCGAGCAGGGCCGGCAGTGTGAGATAGCTGGTGTTGAGATAGGTGTTGTCGCCATCCTTGGCCAGGCTGCCGAAGTTGGGCAGCGCCGCCGCGATGGCGTTATCAAGAGCAGCCACTGCGGTGCAATGTGGCCCGCAGTTGGGCGGCAACAGATCAACGCCAGGATCTGGCGCCGGTGTTGTGTTGGGCATGAATGGAAGAGGGATAATCAGCGGTAAGTGCGGCTTGGATTGCCTACATCGAGAGAAGGCCGACTGGCCAGACCTTCCATGATCAGGATCTGGGCCATGCTGTTGATCGATCGCCGGTCAGCTAATGCAGCTGTTGCGACGCGATCAAACAGCTCCGCATCAAAGCGGAAAGTTATCGTCCTGTGTTTGGGTGGTGCTTCTGCCATTGGCTTGATTGCTTCTGATTGCACTTTACAGCGTTTGCCAGCTGTTCTGCAACCGCTTTGTCGCCGCCAGTCGTTGCCTTGGGCTCAACAGCAGCCGCAGCATCATCTGACCTTGTGCCCAGCCCTGATGCAGCCCCAGTGCTGGCTCAAGCAGCTGCAGCGTGTCGTCCTCCAGCACATCCAGGTGTTTCAGCCAGCGACGCAGCTGCGGATTACGCTGCTCGATCTCCGTCTTGCACTGCTCATTGATTAACCGCCGCGCCGTGATGGGATGCGCCTGGGCCATCATCTCCGGCGTAATCTCAACCAAAGCAGTGCCGTCTTCTTGCACTTCCACCGGCGGCAGTTCTTCGTCACGCACCTCGCCGGTCTGTTCATCCATCACCCGCTGCCGTGGTTCCCTCGGCTGTTGCACTTCGCCATTCAGCTGCCAATCCATCGCCGCATCAGGCGGCGGCAAGCGGCGCCAATTGTCGGTGTGATCAATGATTAACGCCTCAGCCTTCCTTGGCGCTGGGCGCAGCACACGGCCAATCAGTTGACGCCACAGCCTGATGCTGGCGGTGAATCGCAGCACCTGCAGACACGTTGCTTCCGGCACGTCCAGGCCTTCATCGATCACGGCGCAGGCACACAGTACGGTGATCTGGCCGCGGCTGAAGCGCTCGAAGATCGCGCGACGCTCAGCCTTCGGCGTATTGCCATCAACCGCTTCAGCGGCAATGCCGTCATCACGAAAGCGTTGTGCGACATCATGCGCATGATCAACGCTTACCGCCACGCAGATAGTCAAGTGGCCTTGCGGGTTCAGCTGTCGCCAGTCGCGCACGATCGCACCATTTATCGCCACTACTCGTCGTTCCATCTCCGCCGTGACAAAATCACCGTTGCGGCGATGTAATCCATCGCTATCCATGCGATGCGGCGCCGCAAACATCCGGTAGCGGCACAGCTTGCCGGCAGCCATCAGCTCCGCCACTTCAGGGCCGTTGATCAGCAGATCAAACACCCCCTCATCGCCTAAGCCCCTGCCATTAGGCCGCACTGGTGTGGCTGTTAGTCCCGCCATGCGGGCCGGTGCCATCGACTCGATCACCTTCTGCCACGTTGCACTCGGCGCGTGGTGGCATTCATCCGCCAGCAGCGTGCATCCTTTCAGCTCCTGCAATGCCGGCAGCCGGCGGCACATCGTCGGCACCATGCCCACCACCAAACGGCGATCCAGGCGTGGCTTGCTGCCGGCCAACACCTTGGCGATCACGACGCCAAACCCTAGATGCTGCTGCAAGCTGGCGGCAATCTGGCCGAGGATCTCTTCGCGGTGACAGATCACCACCACTTGCTCGCCGCGCTCCAGCGCACGCCGAGCCAGCTCAGCCAAGATGACGGTCTTGCCTGCGCCGGTTGGTGCCACCAAACACGGCCGGCAACCTTGAAGCATGGCGCTGTCACCTTCACTAGCCAACTTTGACTGATATGGGCGAAGCTCGAACACGCACTCACAGCAGCAATAAGCAAACGCTAGCACTTATTGCGCTTGCGGTTATGGTGCATTAGCGCATTGCCACTGCATGACCGCTTCTCCTCACTCAGCACCACTTTTCGACGGCGCTGCAGCTCTTCAGTTTTTCCAAGCCCTCGGCGCTGATCCGGGTGGTGTTCACTACCGCGCCATTCATTGGGACAAGAATCACAAACCCCGCAACGATAGGGCCGTTCATCTGCCGCCAACCTTTCAGCCGCGCGGCGCACGCCTTGAGCAATTGCAGCAGGCCGGCTACCGCCTCTACTGGCTACCTAATGGCGGCCCGCATGATGCCGACGTCAAAGCCTGCCGCTATCTGTACGTCGAATGGGATGAGCAGCCCATGGAGTGGCAGATAGGGGCATGGCAAGCCTTGGGCCTCCCAGAACCGACAGTCCTGCTCGCAACAGGCGGCAAATCAATTCACGCTTACTGGCGGCTTGAGGACCCTTTGCCACCAGATCGATGGAGGCCACTGATCCAGCGCCTCATTGCCTATTGCCAGTCCGACCCGACCTGCAAGAACCCATCGCGCTTGATGCGACTGGCAGGCAGCAGTTACATCCACAAGACTGACGACACCGGCCTAGATGGCCAAAGCATCGGCGGCACTCTTGGCGCTCATCCCGCACGGATGATCCGTCACACGCCATCTGCCATTTATCCCGCTGAGCAATTCGAGGAACGCTTGCCCGAACTGCCAAAACCTGCAGCGCCGGCGTCAGTGCCGACTCCTGCTGCTGCGCAGCCTACCGTCACCGCCGATCAGCCTCGCACTTATGAGGAGCTCGAGCGGCTGGTCAGTAGGTACCCCACGATCCTCGCCAACAACGACCAGAGGGAAGAGGCCCTGCGCCTGGTGTGCGGCCTGGCCCGCTGCATGGAGCTGATCGGCAAGGGCAAATCCGACGCCATCGCACTGGCCAGCCGTTACCACCCGCAGGCGGCTGACACCTTCGATCAAATCGACCGATGGCGCTTTGAGCAGTTCGATGCCGGCAGCTTTATTAAGCAATGCAAGACCGCAGGCATCGACGTCAAACGCCACGACATCCCTAAACCGCCACCTCCAACCCCACCGATGGGCGGCCAGACCTACATCCCGGAGGATGCGCCAGCACCTAAACCAGAGCCTTGGCAGCAGCTTGCAGAAGACGAGGAGGACGCGGCCGCGGCACGCATTGATCTGCTTGCCGAACTGCAGAGCTTCCGTGATGCCAATGAACTGGCAGCCACTGTCACACCAAAGCTGCTGTTCCCGCCTGATGTCGCCAACAAGCTGACCGGTTACGCATCAGAGCAGCAGCTGCCAGTCCACGGTTTCTACCTGCCGATCCTGTGCACTGTCGCATCGATCATCGGCAACCGTGCTCACTGCGTCCCACAGCTTGGGGATGAGGTGAAAGGCATCGCGGTGCTCTGGGGAATGTCGATCGGTGGCGTCAGCGCAGGCAAGTCACCCATCACAGGCCCCGCCATTGAGCGGCCTTTGGTCGCATGGCACGCCTCTGAACGCGAGAAGCACGAGGACGCCATCAAGGAATGGAAGCGCGGCAAGGCCAAAGCAGAAGAGGCCGAGAAGCGCTCCCGCAATGGCGACGAATTAGGCGGCTCTGATGATCCAGTCGGTGACTACCTTGCCGAAAACCCGCAACCTGAACGGCGCTACATCATTTCCACCGACACCACGATCGAGAAGCTGGAAATCAACCTGCTCAGCCCCGAGACACCAGGCCATCTCTCCTTTCACGATGAACTCTCAGGCTGGTTCACCAACCTTTGCCGCGAACGTGGCGGCAAGACCGATCGCCCGAAGTGGCTGTCGATCGGTTCTGGCGCCGCACTGCTGACCGATCGCGTCAACCGAACCGAGGTACTCATTCCCAACCCGCGCTGCTCATTGTTCGGCAACCTGCAGCCTGCACGCATCGCCGGACTTTGGGAGGACGATGTGAAGGCCTGCCAGGGCGTCCCTGATGCTGATGGCCTCTGGGCACGCTTCCACATGATGCAGCTGCCCGAATGGGATTATCGCTACCGAAAAACCGAAATACATCTCACGCCGATTTTGGCCAACCTCTACAAGGCCATTGACGCATTCGCTTCGAAGCTGCCGCGGCCAGCACCTGGCAAGGCCTGTGAGATCCCCCTGGCGCCTGATGCGGTGCCGATCTGGGCGCAATGGGTCGATGACCTGCTCGAGATGCGCAATGCGCGGACTCTGCAGGAAGATAAGGGCTACATCATCAAGCTGCGCGGCACCACGCTCACGCTTTCGCTGCTGCTGCACGCGATCCGCTGCGGCGCCAGTGGCGTGCACATGCACTTACCGATCAGCGCCGACACGCTGATGGCTGCCATCGGCTTCGCAGGCCTGTTGATCGTCGAGCGTGATCGCGTGCTGTGCGCTGTGCGCGATGCCGACACCACAGGAAAGGTCAAGGAGCTGCTGGCACGCGGGCAGGAATGGCGCATGGCCCATGGGAGTAAACCAGTGCCTCTTGATCAGCTTCGTCAATGGGGTCTGCCGCGCAAGCGCATGAAAGCAGCGGAGCGGCAGGCATGGATCCAGGCGGTGGTGCGCGATGCGCCGGAGCTTGGTGAGCTCCGAAAGATTCAGAAGTCGGTTCAGTGGTTGCCACCTGCCTAATGGAGCATTCCACCCATTCCACCCCATTCCACCCCATGGGGGGTGGAGGCAGATCCATTGGCATCACTGCCGTTTGGGCCTATTCCACCCATTCCACCCCGTTAGTGGGGGAAGGGGGGTGAAAGGGGGAGAAAATATAAAGAGAGAGAGTAATAAAATTATTCTCTCTATATGGGGTGGAATGGGTGGAATTGCCTTAGACGCCAGTCCTAGACAGCGTTTCCGTTCACACCTTCCGGGGTGGAATGGGGTGAAATGGGGTGAAATGCTCTGCGCCGACCCCAAAACCTCCGTTTCTCGGTGATTTTGCGCCTTTGCTTGCAAACGACCGCTAACCTCCACAACAGCCACCGCCTCTCGATGAACGTCCTGGCCCAGCTACGCGCCGCAGTGGCCTC